CTTCTCCGATTTTTAACGCCATAAACTACTTATCTATACCAGCTGTAAACCAATCTATAAATCTATTCCATAAACTTTTAACTTTGTCCCAAGCTTTGCAACAAATATTTTTACATTTATTCATCATGTTTTTTCTCCTCAATTTCGTAGAAGAACTTATCAGTATCTTCTGTTTTCCATTGACTTGTATTCTCTACGTTCCATTCAGATGTTTGCACTTTCCAATTTGGAATTTCATCTTTAACTGTGAATGATGGTATGTCCCAAATACATCTATTATTAGGTTGTGCTGCATAGTTCCCGTCATCGAGCGCTATGATGTGAGCACATTTGTGCTCGTGCGGTATCTCTGAATGATCCGTATCTAGTATATTACTCTCTGGGTGTGCAAAGTCAACGGTAAATACGTACTTTCCAGGGTGCCATTTCTTGTCTTTTCCTATGTATTTACCTGCTTGTCCGTCTAAAATATCCCAAGTAGTAACAGCAGGATAGTAACTAAAAGAGTTCCATAAAACCAACTCATCAAGCCTACGTTTAGGAACATCACTCGATTTAAAACCTCTTTGAATGAATGCAGATATCGGGAGACGATAGAAGATAGCTCCATTTTCCATAATACAATGAAAAAGTATACTACGCCCCGTAATAGCCGATAGACCAAAAATAATGCAGTCTTCAACTTCTCCATGATGTTTCTTAAGGTCATAAAGATATTCTCTTTTGATTTGTGCGTACTCTACAGGAATGTTTGCGTTTAAGTAAGCCATAGTTATCCATAAATATCACCCCAATTGTTTCCAAACTCATAGTCAACTTTATTGGGAACTTCTAGTTTAACAGCCTCTTCCATAATCTCAATAACTTTTTTTGCCTCACCATCATCTTTTATGGACAAGTCTAGTTCATCATGTATTTGTATGTGTGGTATGATCCCTTCTTTGTAAAGTTCTAACATTGCTTTCTTTGTCATGTCAGCAGCTGAACCTTGTATCAATTTATTTAATGCTTTGTATGTGTAAGCTCTCCTGATCCCAGGTCCATGTTCCCTGAGTGCATCTTCGTGAGGCAATGCTTTATGCATACCGAATTGATTTGGTTCCCATAAATGAAACCTGCACAATCTACCTAGTAATGTTCTAATCTGTCCTCTGTCTTGAGATCTATTAGAAGCTTTAGTCATCAATTGTTTTACAAAAGGAACTTTCGCATGATATGTATCAAAAAGTTCTGCTGCTTTCTCCTTCGATACTCCGAGCTCTGCTTGTAGTTTAGCTTTACCCATACCATAGAAAAGACCCAAATTGATCGTCTTCGCTTGTGATCTAGGAATCTGAGCCATATCTGCTACGGTCTGATGGAAGTCTGCATTTGAATCATTATTGTATGCATCGATAACATCATAGACCGATGGCAGTTTATATAAAGATGCATAGTGTACAACGAGTCTAGGTTCTTGTTGTGAGTAATCAAAGCATCCCCATTTACAACCTTCTTCAGGAATAAATAATGATCTTATCTTTGGTCCTAGATCCTTGTTCCTTGCAGGAATCTGCTGAAGGTTAGGGTTCTGATAACTAAATCTACCTGTCACTGTGCCACCACCTGCATTTCTTAATTGGTTTATCTCTGCATGAATCCTACCATTGTGTTCGTATTTAATAATTGAATCAATAAAAGTTGTATGTGCTTTATTAATCTCTCTTGCCTTTGCAATCATTCTTACAACAGGATGTTGATGTTCTTGCAAAAAGTTTTTTGTGAACGATGGTGCGTCTGTTTTCTCTGTTCTTTCAAAAGGTATTTTTAAATTTTCAAATACCTGAGCAATACTTCTAGCTGCCCAAATCTGTGGTCTCACATTTGTTTCTGATTCTATTTTATTTAATAAATTACTTTCTTCTTTGATAAAATCTTTTTTCATCAGATGGGCTTTTTCTATATCAACTCTTACACCTTTGAATCTCATATCAACTAGACAAGGAAATAGTTCTGTTTCTAAATCAAAAATATCTTCAAGGTCTTGGTGTAGTATTTCTTTTTTCATTTCTTGCCACAAACCAAATGTAATTTCTGCGTCCCGTTCTGCGTATCCACCAACGTGCATAGCAGGAAGTTTATACATCTCTGCCTTTGGATCGATACCCCAACTCTCTGCAGCTTCTGATAAAGCTGATTCGTTTTTACCATAGCCTAAGTAATGCCACGATAAACTATTAAGATCATATCTAAATCTGTTTTCATCGGTTACAGCAGCCGCTATCATTGTACAAACAATATCACCCTGTATGTTAAGTCCAAGTCTTCGTAACCAACAAACGTCATAGATTGCGTTGTGAAATATTTTTGTTGATGGTGACTTTAATATATCTTGTAGCCAATTTAAAACTTGCTTGCGATCCATATTACCACCACCTTCGTGTGCAATAGGAAAGTATCCTTTGTAATGTGCTGTTGCTACAGCGATACCTACAACATCACCATTACCAATGACTGACCCTGATCCCCGGTCTTTTAATCCTGGGTCTTTTGTTTCTAAGTCAATTGCTATTTCATCAACTTGTCTTAAGTCTGGAAACTCTGTAGGTTTTACCCACTCTGTCTGTGCTTCAAATTTTGGTATTCGCATAATCCCTTTCAAGTATCATTTCTAAATAATGAATTGCTTTATGTATGTCTTGTTCCTTTCCTTTTGCAGAGTGTCTACAAATATATTTTATAGCCGACCCTTCCGCGAAAGGCAACCTATTCTTGTTGATGAACTCACTTGGTTGCAAGACCATATCTTTATAATGTGATCCTCCAATTTGTTTTTTATATGCCTTCGATGTCATAACCTAATCTATCCTCCTTAGCTGCCATTATGTATAAGTTTTGTTTAGTTCGTGTTACACCTACGTACCAAACTCTATGTTCTTCGTCTGCTTTCTCAGGACTCTTCTCTATGCTTTCACGAATTTTATCTGTATTATCTAATATTAATAATACGTTGTCAGCTTCTCCACCTTTGGCCGAATGAATCGTAGATAGTTTTACTCTTGCTTCCTCAGAAAGTTTTTCTTTGTTACTTAACATTTGTCTAATGTATAGAACTTGTTCAGGGTCTGCATCAAAGAGCTCGTACCATGTATCAGATGTATCAATATTAAAAGATTCACAACTATAACTCTTATGATCTTCACCATCAAACTCGTGTCCTGTGTAGTCAAATATATCTTTTATCTCACTAGCCGTTAACTGTGCACCCGATGTCCACTTTGAGAAATCTCTAATAGCTTTCCATAACTTTGAACTAAAACTTTTTCGTTCCTTGTACTCAAAATAAATACCACGTTCCATTAAGTATGGTTTCATTTTAATCAAACGATAATTTGTTCGTGCAAGAACTAACCACTTGCCTTGTGTTAAATCAACTTCATCGAGATCATAAACTTCTTCACAGTGTCCCTCGTCTTCTCTAGGTTTCCATTCTTTTGGTATTCTTGTATCAATCTGAGAGATGATAGAGTCTGCAACTTTCTGAACTCTAATTGGAACTCTGTAAGATTGTGGTAAAATTTTTTCTTTTGCAGGTTCATCTTGAAATCTTTTTACATCTGCTCCTGCCCAACCATAAATAGCTTGGTCATCATCACCTGCTAGTATCATAATTTTTGTATTCTTCTTAATGATGTCATACATCTTCCATTGGATTGGTGATAAGTCTTGTGCCTCATCTATAAATACTACATCAAATTTAGGGCATAATTCTGACGAAACAAATTTTTCTATCATGTCAGTAAAGTCATACAAAACAAAAGAACTTTTATAGTTTTTAAGTTCAGCTTCTATAATCTCTACTAAATTATAATCCATATCATCTGAATATAAATCTGTGTTATATTCATCTTTAGGTGTAACGTTTTTAATTCTAGCTATATTAATAAGATTAAAATACTCGCTGTCAGAATCTATGTATCCTGTTTCTTCTTCACCCCCTCTGTAAACAGATACTTGAACACCAATTGTTCGACCTATCTCTTCGTAGTGTTCGGGTTGCATAACATTATCTTTCTTCATTCCTAATGTATTGAATGCTAGAGAGTGTAACGTTTGAAAATGATTAAGATCTCTGTGTCCATACTGTGGAAACAATTTTAACATTCTTTCTTTTGCTTCTGTAGCTGCCTTCTTCGTAAAAGCAAAGTAACCAATCTTCTCTATAGGTGTTCCTAATTTTAAAAATGTCTGTACGTATTTCAATAGCTTCGTAGTCTTACCTGTTCCTGGTGGTCCTAATATCTTTCTGATCATAGTATGTCCTTTTTATGTTCTGTTACCTTGTGGTATATTTTTATCTTGTCAAATTTTTTAATTGATATCATCACAACATTTTTAGTAGGGCTATTGTGTTTACCCTTTTCCTTCGTTGGAAATCTTTTCTGATCTAAAAAATCTATCTCACAATCTTTGTATATTTTTAACATCATAGAGCCTGTCTTATCCTCTTGATAACGCCATCCTTTGTTCTTTAGTTTCTTATAGAACACATCAAATTTAAAATAAGCATAACCATCTTGTATTAACGTTGTGCCTGTTTTAAATGATGCATCGTTCTTAGCTTCAGGTCCTGTAATCTTTTGATAAACATTGTCGTGCAGTTTTTCTTTTGGTGTAGTTCCTACAGGTGGTGGCATAACTTTTTGTGTCTTGAATAATACGTCTAAAACTTTTTGATCATCTCCACCCTTCTGCAATGGTGGTACAAATCCTGCATACTTTGCTATAGAGTTTCTTCTCTTTCTTTGATCTGTTAAGTGTTCTATTGTTTTACAATGCACTGATCTTACAGTTTGTCCATCAGGTAAGGTAACATCAAAGTTGTATTCCGGTTCGGGTTCAAGGTCTACCTTTTCTAAATTAGCACACAACGGATAAGAATCGTGAAAGTCTGATGCGATACCAAAAGTTCTTTTAACACAAAGTCCTCGCATACAATGTTGTGCAATCGGATCTTGATTGCAAGTATAACCTTTGTAGTTTTGTTTCCAGGATCTAATCTTCTGTGTAAGTTTTTGTTTAGACCACGCTACTGAATCTTCAAAGTATAATACGGGTGCACTCATTACTTTCTCCTCCCAATTGTCAGGGTATTTCTTTTTAGCAAACACCATATAGTTATATAAAAATCTATCTCTACCATCTGATAATTTATTTTTTGACAATGCTGCTAGACACGGTGGACCATCAATGAACTCTACATTTGATCCTTCTAATACTTTCTTTTCTAGTTCATCATCTATTTCTTTTATTCTTTCTGATGTTATAAAATTTGATTCAACGAGTTGTATAAACTGTTCGAAGGTAAACTCTGTTCCGTCATAGTTAAGAGCTCTTCTTTCTGTCTTCTTAAAATACGGAAGGTTAATAAAGTTTCCTTTGTTCATTTCACCTGTCTCACTGTCTTTGACAAGTTCTGTTTGCTTTGGAAATACTTCTGTCTCGGGCTTTAAATTAAATATTGGAATAAGGTTTGTTAAGAACGATCGTATTATTTTTGCAGGAATAAAATCTTTCGTAAATACATAAAGGTGAAGTCCACCGCTTTTAGATAGTATAGGTATGATAGGTAAATCATATTCTTTTATTTTATCTAAATAAAATTTTAAATCAAAGTTTGCATATTCTTGTGGGTCAATATCAATCGCACCAAATCGTGCGTGATTCTTTTCATTACAAGGTTGGATACCAATTGATTTAGTTCCTGTTAAATGTTCCTTGTAATCGTCATCAGTAAGTTTCTGTTGTGCCCACCTGTATTCAGGTTTTTGTTTTTTAGAGATAGGGTCAACCTCAAGTCGCTGCATATCAGCTTGACCATAGTTCTCAGAGAACCCACTAAATATCTGTATAAATTTTTCTTCCATATCCTATCAGTAAAGGGCGGATCAACTCTCGCTTCCCCGCCCTTGTTGCAACTATTCCCAAAGGAATTAGAAGTGCGATGAATCCTTTTTATCAGTTTCACCGTGCTTTGCTTTAACATTTCCTTTTGAAATGCTTTCTGCAAAAACTTTTGCTTGTTGGTACAGCTCGGCATTTTCTACCGGTCCTATCTTCTGTACTTCCCAACCAAACCACGTGCCTTTATCGTTAGACTGCTGAACAGTTCTTAACTTATATTCATGGCTAAAAGATGCTGGCGTGAATAATCCATTCTTACCTTTCATCTTTATACCTGCCATCATTGAGTTCCACTTTCTACTAATTTTTAATTGAGTAGATTTCATAGAAATCAAAGCAGTGGCTGCTGTAGGATTGGTAATCAATACAAAGTGAGATGCTGTCTTCTCAACGTAATTACCATTTGGTAATCTGTCTTTGTAGTTTGCATCTGTTTTTGTTTGACTCATGATGTCTGAAGAAGAATCGTGGATTTGTACTGGTCCACCTGATCCCTCTCCTCTATCTTTCCACTCTATGTATTCGAGTTTATAAAAGCATGGAACGACAGTTATGCCTTTCATACCATCATATAACTCTCCTGAAACAGAATTGAATATCATTCCTGGTTCAGCACCTTCGACATACTTACCATCACGTTTGTTAACTTCAGGTGAAAGTTGTCCAAGGATTTTTAGAAAAGGAAGGGCTAGATCTTCTTGACCTAATTTACCCAAACCTTTTGCTGCATCTTCCTCAAATATATTTGCAGGAAGTTGTGCAGACTTTTTCTGTGCTACTTGGTTCAGGTTTATTTGCTCCTTGTTATTTTTGTTCTGTTGCCTGCGAACACGGTAAAT